TACCACATTAGCGAGTATTTTAGAATACAAGCCAAAGGTGAATTGTATGTTGGTTTATACGAAGAAGAAGCAAGCACATACACATTTGCAGCGTTAACATTAATGCAAAACTATGCAGTAGGTGCTATAAAGCAAATGGCAGTGTTTGAAAAAAACGTAGTTTTCGCAGCAGCACAATGTGCAGCATTACAAGCTATTGCAACGGCAAACGAAGCGGTTTACAAACCGATGCAAATAATGTTAAATGCTGAAATCAGCGCAACAGGAAGCGTTGCTACATTAGCAGATTTGTCAACACAAACTGCTCCAAATGTAAGCGTATGTATTGCACAAGATGGTGCAAACGATGGATATTACATTTACAAAGCAACTGGCAAATCAGTTGGTTCAATTGGTGCGATGTTAGGTGCGGTATCTTTAGCAGTTGTAAGCGAATCAATCGGATGGGTAAGTAAGTTTAATATGGCATTAGGTAGCGAATTAGACACTATTGCATTCAGCAACGGTCAATTATATACTGCGCTTGCTGATAGTCAATTTGAGAGCTTGAATAACTACTCTTATATTTTCTTACGCAAGTTAACAGGCATAACAGGATCGTATTGGAGTGATAGCAAAACAACTGTTACACCTACAAGTGATTATTCTACAATCGAAAACAATCGTGTTTACCAAAAAATTACACGTGTTGTTCGCGCAAATATGTTACCTGCATTAAGTTCACCTTTAAGAGTGAATGCAGATGGCACACTAACCGCAGGCACAATAGGTTATTTTGAAACATTAGCAAATAATCCATTAGTACAAATGGAAGCCGATGGCGAATTGAGCGCACATAAAGTTATTATTAATCCAGCCCAAGATGTTTTAGCGACAAGCACATTAGAATTGACATTGCAGAATGTTCCTTTAGGTGTTGCAAGAATCATTAAAATAAACGTAGGCTTCGTAAAATCAGTATAAAACATGGCAGCAAATGGACTACCGTTAATTAACGGAAAAGCGTATGAGTTCGCAGATATTACTTGCATCATACTTGGAACACCAATTATAGGTGTAACCGCAATCGAATATGGCGAAGAGGATGCAACTGAAAACATCTACGCAACAGGTCGTTATCCTGTTGCACGTGGCTACGGTCAAATCACACCAAGCGCAAAGGTTACAATATTAATGAATGAGGTAATGAACATTGTATCTGCCGCACCAAATGGCAGAATCCAAGACATACCAGAGTTTGACATTGTTGTAACATTTACAGATGCTAATTTGATTCCTGTTGTGCATAAGATTCGCAATTGCAGATTTATGAAAAACATGATTGCTTCAGCAACAGGTGACACATCAATTCCAATGGAATTAGATTTAGTTGTTTCACATATCGAATTTGTTTAGTAAATTTGTCGAAACCAAATCAAAAAACAAATGAATAATATTGAAGAATTAAAATCAAAGTATGCAGGTGTTGAAATATACACATTGACTGTATTAAACAGACAAGGCGCACCTATCACTATTCACTTGCGTGAAATGGATAGGATTGCTTACAAAACCGTTAGCGCGTTAATTGCTAAAGATGAATTGATGGGTGTAGAATCGTTTTTAAGAACACTTTGTGTTGAGGGCGATGTAAATGCTATTATCAGTGATTTTAAAGCATTACGTAGCGCAGCACGTACAATTTTGCCGATGTTAGAAACCGAAGCGGGTGAACTAAAAAAAAATTAGATTCGGCAAAGAAGTTATTTGAAACGGATGAGTTTGCGCGTCAAAATGCACTCATCCGTTTTTATTATCAAACAGACCCAAACCAAATGAATGATGAGCAATGGGCAGAAGCTATTGAAAGCATTATGTGGGTGTTAAAATTTAACGGTACAATTCAAGACAAGAAGTAATGGCAAATAATAGTGTTGAATACATATTATCCTTAAAAGATAAGTTTAGCAGTGGCATTAAATCGGCTACTTCTAACACTGAAAAACTAAACGGAGCGGTAGGTCAAGCGCAGAAATCATTGAGCGGTTTGGCTGGTGCTTTAGGTATTGGTTTAGGTGCTGCTGGTGTTGTATCATTTGGCAAGGCGGTTTTAGATAGTTTAGTAAATTACGAATATTTTTCATCATCATTAAGGACATTAATGCAAGGCGATGCGCAGGCGGCAAAAGCTTTGGAAAATCAGTTAGTAGAAACTGCCAAAACAACACCATTTAGTTTAGTTGAAGTTCAGGATGCAACCAAGCAACTTTTAGCCTATGGTTTTAGCGCAGGCAAAGTAGTTGAAAACATCCGTATGTTAGGCGATGTTGCAAGTGCATTAAAGATACCATTTGGTGACATTGCGTATTTGTACGGCACATTAAAAACACAAGGCAGAGCATTTGCAAAAGACATTAATCAATTTACAGGTCGTGGTATTCCGATTGTTGCTGAATTAGCAAAGCAGTTTGGTGTTGCTGAATCTGAAATTATGAAAATGGTTGAAGAGGGCAAAGTCGGCTTTAAAGAAATTGAAAAGGCATTTCAATCAATGACAACAGAGGGTGGTATGTTCTTCAATATGATGAATGAACAAACTAAAACAACTGGAGGTCAATTAAGTGCTTTGGGTGATAGCTATGAGCAGTTAAAAGTTAATATCGGTAAAAGTCAAACAGGAATAATTGCGGCAACTGTAAAGTGGGCAAATGAGTTGGTTGCTAAAACTTCCGATGCATTTGCACAAGGAAATATAATGGCCGAAAATTATGCTAAAAATGGAGCAAAACAATTTGGCAATTTCTTTTCATCGTGGCGAGATATGATGTATGAGTTTAGGACAGGCAAAGATGCTAAACTTATGATGTTGGATTATCAAAAGCAATTATACTCAGAATTTGTTACAACACCCGCAAAAACTTTAAATGAAGCAATATCAAATCAAACTGAATTAACAAACAGATTAATAAATTTAAGAAAAGATTACAATAAAGGATTAATTGATGAAACAGAATTTAGCAGAAAACGTGCTTCAATTTATGGAGCATTAGGTGAGGTTAAAGGTCAAATATCATTATTGCAAAAAACACCTGCATCAACTACGGCAGCATCAGTTATGGGTGGCGCACCAACTGCTGCACCAACTGCCAAAGGTGGCACAGGAACAAACATAGTTGAAAGTAGAGGTGTGCAAAACTTTAATATATCAATTAAAGAATTTGGCGCGGTTACACTTAACACAACAAACATTAAAGAGGGTGCAAATCAAATCAAAGAACAAGTAGCGCAGGCATTGATTGAGGCGGTTAATGATTTTTCTTTAATGGCAACTAAATAAATAAAATTATGACAAAAGAATTACTACAAGAATTATTTTATTATCAAAATGGATTTTTATTTAATAAAGTAAAAAGAAGTTCAAACGCAATGCCAAATACAATGGCAGGTACATTGCCAAATAATTCAGAATATAGGCGAGTAAGTATATCAAATAAAGTATATTTAGAGCATAGAATAATTTGGATTTTATTTAACGGTGCTATATCAAAAGATTTATTTATTGACCATATAAATCAAAATAAAAAAGATAATAGAATTGAAAATTTAAGATTATGCACAAGGTCAGAAAATCAATATAACAGAAACGCATACAAAAATAACACAAGTGGTTATAAAGGTGTAAGTTTTAATAAAGCATTACAAAAGTATTCAGCACAAATGAGAATAAATGATATTAAAAAACATTTAGGTTATTTTGATAGTGCCGAATTAGCAAAAGAGGCTTATGATTTAAAAGCTATTGATATTCAAGGTAAATTTGCAACAATATGAGTTTACAATTTATAATACCAACACCAGCGCAGAAGCAAAATGTAAGAACACTATCAAAGGGCTTTGGGCTTCCAATAGTGCAACGTGCTTTAATAGCTGCGAATAACTTTAATATTAAAACAGATAAGCCCGATGGAACTTCATTGTATGGCACACCGATGTATGGCACACTATTTATTCAAAGGCCAGAATTTACAACATTTGAATACAATGATTTTACAAATGAATATGTTGAAACACCAAATCCATTAGCAAGCAATAAATCATTTGGAACTTTAAATGTTGCACCGGGCATCAATACAGAGGGCGCACAAGGTTTATTTTTAAACGGTGTTATAATTGATGCAACGGTTAACAAAACAATCGTTAAAACAGAGGTAATTGATTTAAAAGGCACAGTTAAAGAATACTTGGGAGAAAGTGATTTAACGATAACTATTCGCGGATTTGTAGCAACACAAAATCCTGATGAATACCCTGATGACGATGCGAGATTAATTAAATCTTATTCAAGTGCGCCAGTATCACTAAAGGTTACAAGTGACTTTTTAAACAATATACTTGGTGTTAGTCAAATAGTAATTGAAAGTTGCCAAATGTCGCAGCAACAAGGGCTTCGCAATGTGCAATATTTTCAGTTGAATTGTGTGAGTGATATAGATTATACAATTTCTAAAACAACTAAAGATGTTTAGAATCGTTTGCCGCGTAATAATAGAGCAACAAGGCGATGGGCGAAATGATACGTTTACATTTGCCAATGTTAGCAAAGTAACTGTTAGTAGGTCATACGATAAGCAAACACAAACGGCATCGGTAACATTGCCGCGCAATGTCAACTACAATAAAAAAAACATTTACGAGGGCGCAAATGCTATAATGCGCAGAGGCGATAAGATTAAAATTATTGCTGCATACTTTCCAAACGAAACGGTAATATTTACAGGTTACATAAGTAAGATAAACAACAACGTGCCTGTTGAACTATTGTGCGAGGATGAAATGTTTTTATTGAAGCAAGCTATATCGCCAAACCTATCGTTTAAAAGCGTTGATTTAAACACGTTTATCGGTAAGATGCTAACTAACATCAATGTGCCATATAAAGTTGATTTAACGGCACAATTAGGGCAAATAAGATTGCAAGAAGTAAGCATTGGTAAAGTGCTGCAAGTATTACGTGACCAATATGGTTTGTTTTCGTTTTTTAAAAACGGAGTGCTTCGTGTTGGATTGCCATTTTATAAAGAGGAAGCAATGAAAGCGGTTTTCTTATTTGAGAAAATGATTAAAGAGGGAATGAGTTTAACGTATCTTAAAAAGGATGATGTTAAGGTTCAAATCAAAGGCATATTAATTAAAAACAATGCGCGTGAAGAATTTATATACGGTGACCCATCGGGTGACATTCGCACTGTGTTTCAGTTAGGTGGCACAAAAGCCGATTTAGATTTAAAGTGTAATTCGTTTTTAGAGCAAGCAAACTATACTGGTTATTATGGAAGCTTCAAAACTTTTTTAGAGCCATTAGTTGTGCCGGGCGATTATGCAGTTGTTGATAGTTGGAAG